TATTATATAGTGCCTGAAAAATACGATATTCGTATTAGAGCAATATCATTGCAGTCTGCAAATGTTCAGGCGGCTGTAACTTACCACATGATTCTCAGAGATAATTTACTATATCCAAACAACTAAAATATGAAAAAAACACCACCCCTTAAGCCAGAACCAAGGAGAATCAGTAGAGTTGACACTCCAGATGCTTACTCGGAAAAGAAAATCATTAAAAATGATAAATTCTGGTCATTTATTTCATCCACACTGATGAAAATCGCAAAAAGCCTACACTTTAAAGAAATTTCTAAGCGATGAGGCTTGTTAGAGAGGTGGAAATCCCATTATGGGAGGTAAATCACTCCCATGATCGCCTTGTAGATGAGGAAAAGATGGATTTTACCTCATACAAGCTTGGTTATGAGATGAAAGAAGAGGTAAATGACCCCTCAAAGATGGCTTACAAGTATTTTTCAGCAGAAAGACATCCAAATGGTAATGTTACAAGTAAAACATATGATCCATACGGTCAAACAGTTGCTCTTTGCGCTGATTTTAACCGCTCTCCTCATTGCTGGGCCCTCGGGCAAAAACAAGGCGACTCTTATATCGTCTTTGATGAGATCGTGTCTCAGGACGCCCTTACGAGCGAGCAAACAGAAAAGCTAGTCGATTATTTACTCAAGTGGGGTGTAAGACACCTAGAACTCTTTGGTGATAACACCTCCAATCAAGGAAATGGTCGTTATGGTAGGAGGGGCAAGAATGACTGGGATATTGTAACAGAAATTCTTGAGCAAAAGAACATTACCTTTGCCAAAAGACTCGGAAGACAAAATCCAAAGAGAAAAGTCAGGGTTGACACGGCAAACAACATCATATATTCTGGTGTTGATAATTATGGAAATGATTACAGAAGGCTTTTGATTAACGAGCACTGTAAATGGGTAATTGATGATTACAGATATAGTATTGTAGATGGAGATGGTACGAAGGTGGACTCAGGTGATAGAGGTCACATGAGTGATGCTGTTGATTATTGGTTGTACAGAGAAGAGAAGGGCACAAGCAATATCACCTATGTATTTTAGGTATTGATTTACTAGAGGTATTGATTTTATTTTTAGCCCATGGCTAAACCAGTAAAACTTCCATCGGGTAAGATTAGGTATGCGGGAAGGACATTCCCAGCGTATAACAAGCCGATTAAGTCGGACAGGAAGAATAAGAAGATGATGGTATTGGCTAAGTCTGGCGACCAGATTAAGTTAATTCATTTCGGTGATAGTCGGTATGGCCATAATTACTCACCAGAGGCAAGACGTTCATTTAAGGCTCGTCATGCCGCAAACATCAAAAAAGGCAGAATGTCTGCCGCTTACTGGGCCGATAAGGAGTTGTGGGCTGGTAAGGGTGGATCGGTAAAAAGACCCTCATAAAGATGGCGGAATCGAGAGTAAATGAAGCTGGTAACTATACCAAGCCAACTATGCGAAAAAGATTATTCGCCAAGATACTTCGTGGTAGCCGCGGTGGTAGGTCAGGGCAATGGTCAGCTAGAAAGGCTCAGCTATTGGCTCGTGAGTATGAGGCAGCGGGTGGGGGCTACAGAAATTAATGCTCAAAGGGCCACAGAAATCGTTAAGCACTTGGAGCAAGCAGGAATGGGATTATATCAATCCTAAAGACGAGAATAAGCCGAAATCAAAACGTGGCAGATATCTGCCTAAAAGTGTGAGGGAAAGTTTGAGTCCATACCAGAAAGCCCAAGAGAATAAGAAGAAAAGACAAGCAACCAGATCAGGCAAACAGAAGGCGTCTTATTCGAAATCTGTAGCCAAGAAAGTTCGCAATGCCTCTTAAGAAGGGATACTCCCAAAAAACAATTTCCGAGAACATCCGCAAGGAGATGGCGTCAGGTAAAGGTCGTAAACAAGCTGTAGCCATTGCCCTATCGGAAGCAAGAAAAGCCAAAAAAAGAAAAACCAAATGATTGATTTACGGGGAAGATTCAAACCAGACGAAGAAGCGATTGACCGCGTATTAAAGCAAGAAATCGCCCACCCATACTACGATATTACTGTAAACAGAAGCAAGATCATGAACTCGTGGTATCAAAGCGAGTATGATGAGTTTCTTGTTCCAGATAGAAACATTTTCTCCGATAAGTCGTATATCATCAAGCAATCATCCATCGAGTCTAATGATGAATATCAAGAGAAGTTGGAGCGTATGCGCTTATTCCCGTTGGAGGCTAAGTTCTTATCCTCTCAACAGCGCATCTATGATGAGAACAACGTAAACAGAACTTATTGTGATGATTATGCGAGCTTCTGGCTCCGCAAGGAGATGAATTATGATGATTCTGGGGCTTCTATCACAGAGTTTTATAGAGACAAGGTTCTATTCGTAAAAGAGGTGTTAGGATTTGGCGCGGTGATCACCGACATCATGATTGATGATAATGGTGAGCCAATTCTGGACGAGAATGGAATGGTTATTCCTTATTCTTATGTGATCCGCCCACACGAACTTTACAACTTTGACTACAAGGCTGGGCATCTTATACTGCTTATCACCAAGCAGAGATACTGGAGTATTGATAAGAAGCAGATGACAAAGTGGAGGGTATTCACGCCAGATCGCGTTCGTGTTTATGAACAAGAGGGCACTGGCGGTATGAAGATATTAAGTCAAGATATACCGAATCCATTCGGAAGAGTCCCAGCTACACTTCTTCGCGGAGCAGTGGATGCAAATACCTCTTTTGTGGTGGGCAAACCCCGTAGATACAGCCTGAAGGGACTTTATTTAGCAGCCTCAGAGCTCTTTTATGACCTTCAGAAAGGATCTGAGTTATTCGCCCACCCAATCCCTGTATATCAAGAATCAATAGCAAAAGCACTTAGTGGATTAACAAAAGATGATAAATACAGCGCTGAATCAATTAAAGAGTCTGTTGGGTTGTGCATATTGTACCCAGACGACATGGAAGTGCCGAATACTCTGTTCCATCAAGCGAGTATGGAAGGCCTTCAACACCTTCGTGAGGTAATCTTTGAGGACCTTATGGGTCTTATCTTCCTTCTTGCAAATGTTCGTGATAAGAGCGTAGTCAAGTCCAATGTTAGCGGCTCGGCCAAAAGGTTCGACAACGTAGAAGAACAGGGACTACTGGCCCAGACCGCCATGGATATGGAAGACATCGAGATGGATCAACTCAAGATGCAAGCTGAGGTTCGCGGTGAAGATCCTGACGATTTCTTTGTCAACTACTCCAAGCATTACGACCTATCCAGTGCTGATGAGATCTGGAGTGATCTAACAGAGGGCGCTCAATACGGAATCTTAAACCACGGAATCTATAGGTATCAGGTCAACGAATATCTACGCAAACGTAGTGCTCCTACGGAAATCAAAGAGCAAATTATGAATGAGATTGACACACTAGGAGTACCGAGAACAGCTGGCGATCTAGCCTCACTTCAAGCCATTATAGGCCGCACAAGAGCAGCAATGAAAGCACAGCCAGAACTACTTTCTTCCGAAGCTATGGAATCACTAGGAGCCTCATTAGACTCAATCGAGGAGGAAGAACTCCAAACAAGTATTGATTCCGAGTAATCACAATTCATAAATTGAGTTATGTCAAATGAAGAACTGGTCCAAGAGCAGACCCTAAATGCTCAACAGGAGCAAGTTGCAGCTCCCGAAATACAGCAACAACCAGAAGTCGATACAAGTAAAATCTTTTCCAAGGGTTATAACGAAGGGAAAAGCAAAGCAGAGAAGGATGTATTGGCTAAATTTAGTTCTTTAGGTATTGAAGACGCAGAATCGCTTGATGATGTGCTAAGTCGTATTTCTCAGGTTCTTAACCCTAAGAAAGAATCGACAAACGAAGTCGAGCAATTACGCAAAATGCTTGAAGAAGCAAACACAAGGGCAGAAGAGGCCAGAAACAATTATGAAGTCTTCCGCCAAGAAACACTGCTTGAAAACCAACTTGATGGAGCGCTAAATGCCATAAGAGCAGAAGGCTCGTTAACAATCAAGGAGGATCACCTCAAGAATCTTTTTTATATGGAGTACGAGGTCGAAGAGCAGGACGGTGGTTTTTACGCTTCCCGAAATGGAATCCCATTATTGGACCAAGAAGGAAACAGAAAACCACTTTCATCAGTTCTCCGAGACTTTGTACGTGAGAACAGTTATTTAAGACCAGCCGTAACAGGGACTGGTGGCGCAACTGGTGGTTTGGCCAGCTCAGATAAACCAAGCAGATCTGAGTTCAATAAGCTCATTCAGAGTAAATCCGCCGATGCTCAGCGTAGAGCCGCTGAATTGTACACACAGTACAAACAAGTAGGTGGCTGGGGCGCTTAAGAGCGAACTGGTTTGGCAAAACCAAAATTGCCATTGCGGTCGATGAGACCTTAAAAGAACTTACTGGTCACACAACGTGATCATATCACTTAACGTCAAAAATCACATAAGACAATGGCAATTAATTCTAATTTCTCCATTTACGAACCAGAAGCATGGGTAGAGGTATATCTTGCTAACCAATATCCTTCCCGTCCAATGGTCGAAAAAGCTGTTACTAACGTAGCAGGTGCAAACGTTGAAGGTCTTGTTGCATCACGTAACAAATCTGTAAACATCACCCGTGCAGTTAAGCCAACAGCAGCTCCTACTCAATACACTGGATCTTACTCATTCTCTGATCCTGATGCTGATGAGCAAACACTGACAATCAACAAGCACTACTACGAAGGCTTCAAGATCGATAAAGCTGACCAACGCTTTGCTCTTCCTGACTTAGTGCAACAACACATGGTTCCAAAACTTCACAACCTCATTGACAAAATCAATGCAGACGTGAAAGCAGAAGCCCTCAAATTCGAGGCTGCATTTGCTGACAAGGGAACTGATGCTACTGTTATTGACGATGCTGACCTTCGCGAAGCACGTCGTATCCTCAAATCACGCAAATTCGCTGCTGATGGATACATGGCTGTTATCTCTCCAGATGCTGAAGCCGACCTTACAGGATTAAACCTGTTCCACCAAGCCAATACACGTGGATCTGCTGACATCCAACTTTCTGGAAGCATGGGATCTGCCTTTGGTTTTGATTTCTATGTAGACAGCCTTGGATCAGCTCACACTGCAGCTACTGTAACTGACGCTGTTGTTGCTGCTAACGCTGCTGTTGGCGCTAAAACCCTTACTATCGATGATGGTTCTGGTAGCGCTGCTGCTGAGTCATTGAACGAAGGCGATGTAATCTACTTCGGAAGTGCAAACGGTTCTGACGACTACTATGTAGTTGCTTCACAAACTGGAACTGTTCTTACACTGAAAGAAGGATTGCGTAAAGCCGTTCTTGACAACGCAACAATCAACCCAGTTGACATCCAAGCATCTTCTACTGCTACCAACGAATTCTTCTACGACCCACAAGCCATCTCTTTGGTAACTGCGGTTATGGAATCTGTTGACAGTGGAAATGGTGGTGTTCGTCGTGCTGCTGGTTTCGAGCCAAGCAACAGAGTAAACTACACTCTGTCTGTACAAGAGACAATGTCAGGTGCTAACATCCTGCTTGAAGTTCTCTACGGAACGAAACTGTTCTACGCAGACCGTGGTATCCGCTACATTCGTGGTGTAGAAGCCAAGTCCTAAGTTAATCGAGATTAGAGGGTTCCCATTTCGGGAGCTCTCTATTTCTCCCTAAACGGAGGGACAGATGAACCACACACTGGATGGTAATTCTTTAGTCGGAACAATAGGAACGATACTAACGATTACATTATCCCAGATCAACGCAATCATATCAATCTGTGTTGGGATTGTTACGCTTGTGTATATGATTATAAAAACAGTAAATCTCATCAAGGATAGAAAAAATGGCGTTCAGTGACCTGACTCTTACAAGGAACGACATAGACGCATTTGAGGGTGAAACCTTTCGCGATCTCAATGTTACCGACGTTGGCACAACGCTAAACATCTCAGTAAGAGATACTCTTGTCTTGGATAGATCCAAGGCTGAACTTGAGAGCGACATTATAGAAAGACTGCAAACCTATCTTGCAGATGGCACTTACGCAACTGAGACGGCGTTATTAGATGCCTTATATTCGGCTGACGATCAAGATCTACTTAAGAATTTGTTAGCCTACAAGTTTTTTGAATTATGGTTCCAGCAGGACGCAACGCATCAGGACAGCATGGCGTTTAACAAGGCTGGACGATATTACCATAAATACACGAATTATCTTCAGATCAATCTTCAAAGACTAGCAGGGAGTCTATCAACACCAAGACAAGTTCCAAGGTTTAGAATGAGATCTGCTTATGGTTATTAAGGCCAAGATAACAACAGACCCAAATGCTCAAGTAAAACTGTCCAATGTGGGTAGGGAATTGGTTGGATGGTATCGTGTTCTACCAAACACAGTTGTAGACCAGATAAATCAATTACTTGAAGATAAGATTAGAAGAGATTCTTCAGATGGCATTGGGGCTGATGGCGCTAGTTTTAAATCTCTTGAGGATACGTATGCTATATCCAAGCAGAAACAAGTAGGAACATCGGAAGCTGATCTTCACTATGGATATAGAAGGGGTGGAAGAAGGGCTTTCGATAGCTTTTCAATGCAAAGACAGGGAGCTACAAATACATCATCAGCATACTTCCCTCAGGGAGGCGAGTATATGTTTGCGCATCAAACTGGTACAAACCGAAGACCTCAAGGGGGCTCTCTCCCACAAAGAAAGTTCTTCCCAGAGACAGATGATTTTCAGGGATCTAATTACGAGAAATTTAATGATCAGGTAAGGGATTTACTTATCGTTTACTTGGATGGACTAATCAAAAGGACACTGAATGGATAGGAACGCGATACTATCATCTTTAATGTCTAGCTTCAAAACCTTCTCCTCGTCAGACCCTAGACAGACAGTAGAAAAGGTATTGAAATATAGTGGTAGAGATGACGAAATTATAGCGCGTGCAGATATTAAGCGTGAAGTGGCAGTTTTCCGCTTTTTATCAGGTACAACCATGCTTTCCATCAATGATGAGAAGCCTTCAGAGCTAGAGCAGACGCTCGAAGTCATGCTCTTCGTTGAGCAGGGTGATAGTCACTCGATAAAGGAAGCAAGGTATGACAGAATGTTTGAGTTGTCGGATCAACTTATTGATTGGGCGACACAGACAGACGCATACTCGATAAACTCTGATATGTACACTCTTTCACTAGAGGCAGTAGGAGACACACGGGAACGGGAAGGTTATTTTTCTGCAACACTTAACTTCACAATTATAATAAAAATACAATAGAATGGCACGTTTAATTTTTAGTCAGCTAGAGATTGATAACGCAACCACATTTTCGTCTGCGGATAAAACTCTAAAGGGCATTACCGTTGAGGGCCTTGAAATCTCAAAGGAAGCCAATACGGTCGAAATCGAGGATGGTCAGATCTTAAATGAATCATTTACTGGTTCTATTACTATCAGGAGTGTAAACACAAGCTTTGATGGTGTTGGTGGAGCTGTACTTGCTTACAATACTTATATTTCAAGCAATGGAACA